GTTCTCGTCAATGGTCACATCGTCCACGGAGATGATGGTCACATCGCCGGTCTGCAAATCGCAATCCAGCGCGACGGCATACTGCACGGTAGCCTCGTTGGTGCCGGAGGCAATCGTGCCGGTGACGGCCTCGGTGGTGGGCCGGTAGATGTACCGGTGCCGGTCAATTCTCACGTCGAAATACGGGTTGTCGATGGTGTAGTTATAGGCCAGCGGAAACCAGTAATCGGCCCGGTCAAGCTGCAACGTGCCGTACATGTAGTAGATCGTCAGCGCCACCGTGTTGACCACATCGACGCCCACCATGTGGACGCCGGTCTTTGCCTGCGCGCCGAAGCTGTAGTTGCAGGATTCGACATAACCCTCCAGCATGCTCCCCGGCTCCAGATACGCCCGCACGCGCTGGCCTGGGCCGTATTGGGCGTTGTTCACGACGGACAGGTCCGCCGACGTGCGCTTGAAATACAGCCCGGACAGGCGCGTCAGCAGCGCGTCCACGTTTCCCGCGTGGATCAGGTACATCTCCTCCACGTTGACGGTGTGCTGGGGCGCTCCGCTCGGCGCGTTGGGATTGCTGAGGGTGGTCCTCTGGGCGGACACGATGTAGATGTTGCCGTTGCTGTCCTCAACGTATGGGTCGGTGGTGGACGGCGTGCCCGCCGTGAAAGTATACGCCAGCGCGGTGATGGCCGTCACGTGGTCGTTGTAGATCACGTTGGGGCGGTAGTAAGTCATGGCCTCTGGTATGATCGGCGGGTTGCTGTTGGTGTCCACCGGCAGAATCATGATGACGGATGACTCGCTGACCACATACGCGCCAATGGCGTAGCATATCCATTGCAGCCGCGTCCGGCACTCCTGCACCGGCACGAACCCGGTCAGCGTTGCCGTGCTGAAACTGCCGTCCACGTAGTATTCCAGCGCGGAGCCACCGTACAGCGACCCTGCCATGCAGGCCGCAATGGCGTCAAGAGCCGATTTGCCCGACCACACCTCGGCGGGCAGCCGCACCTGAGACATCAGGCCCAGAGGCGACATGGCCCGGAGCCTCAACGTCTGCCGGTCAACGTGTTCGGCGTAGGTGATCCAGTACCGCGCGATCAGATTGCCCTCGGCGTCTGTGCGGGTGTCGTCGTCCCGCATCTCCGCCCACTGGCCGATGGAGATGGCGTCGGTGGTGTGTATGTCCGCCTGAAATCGGTTGATCGGTATGGACTCGCCGGTCAGGTCGATCTCAGGCGCGAATGACAAATTGGTGATGACGGTGTAAGTCGTCGCGCCGATGGTGATTTTCATGCCGCCGCCCTCCCGTCAATAATAGGTCGCGTCCGCGTCGTCGTAGTCCGCCGGCACCCAGCCCGTGGACGTGTACTCGTAGATCGCGCCGGTCTGCACCTCGGTAAGCTCCGGCAGCGGTGACCGGCCCCGTGCCAACACCTGATTGAGCGAGTACACCTTCGACGGGTGGTTTGCCGTGATGGTGAACTGTATGCCCTTCCAGTATATCCCGCCGTCCGGCAGCCGCACATACACGTCGGACACGCTCTCCACCCGCGCCACGATGGTCAGATTGCCCTGATTGTATGGCAGTATGAAGGTATGGGCGTCCACCGGTTCGGTGAGCATCTCGTAGATGGTGCTGTAGGTGTCCCGCGCGGTGACCGGCACGGCCAGCTTGACCGTGTACCGCATGTAGGTGCCCAGCACGTCGTTGAAGTACGACTTGTCCAGCATCATCCCGGAGATGTCGCTGGCCGTCAATTCCGCCTCGCGGGTGATGTCGCAGGGATACGCCCACTGCACGCCGTCGATACTGAACATCAGTAGGCACCTCCCGTCTCGATCTTCACGCCCACCCGTTGCGTCTCCTCGTTGTTGGCTTTGTACACGGCCCGCCCGAATTGCAGGCCGTCAAGCTCCAGCACGATGGTGATGTCCCGCTGGCCGCCTCTGTCCACCCTCGGCACGACGATCTCCTGCCCGCCCATGGCCCCCGCGCCGCTCATGGCCAACTGTGGGCCAAAATTGAACGCGCTGCCGATGGCGTCGGTGATCAGCCCCTCGTTGTCGCTGATGCCCTTGGCAAATAGCGCCATCATGTCCGGGGCGTAGGTGTGGAAGTCTGACAGCGGACCCTCCTCCGGCTCGGAGAAGCCGATCAACCGCTTCAGTCCCGACAGCATGTCGGAGATGGCGTTGAACGGCTTGGACGCGAACTCGACGATGCCGTTGGTAAAATTGGTAATCAGGTCGTGGCCCCACGTCAGGGCGCTCTCCCACATGCCCTTGAAGTAGTCCCGAATGTGCAAACCGATGGTCTTGATCCCGTCGTACAAATCGCTGAACTTCTCGGCAACGCCTTTGCGCAGGTTGAGTATGATGTTTCCGCCCCACGCGGCCGCCGTCTCGATAAATTTCCCGGCGCCCTTGGTGATGCTGTCCCACATGCTTCTGAAAAATTCCGGCACCTTGTCCAGCTTCCCAAATGCGCTTTTTGCCGCTTCTACGCCTTTCTCCACAGCGCCGCCCAGATAGTCCATAACTGCGTTGACGCCGCCGATGGCATTGGCCGCCAGATTCATGGCGCCCGTGAACGCAGGCATAAAAACGCCTGCAATTCTGTCGGTGAATCCTTTTGAAGCGGTCTGCATGTCCAACAGCGCGTCCTCATAGGCCGCCGACTTCTGGGTCAGCTCGTCGCTCATTACGCCGCCCATTTCGTGCATTTTTTCACGCAGGGCGTCGGTGTCTTCGGCGCTCTGATTGAGCAGCGGGTTTAGCTCCATATACCCTCTGCCAAAAACATCCTGGGCAAGTTTGGCACGGGTCGTCGCGTCGTCCACCCCTTGCAGCGCGGCGATGACCTCATCCATGACGTCGCCATAGTCGCGCATGGAGCCGTCGCTGTTGACCATCGAGACGCCCAGATTTTCGATGGCCTGCGCCTGAGCGTTGATCTCCGGCGTCGTCCCCTGTAGCGCCTGCTGGTATTCAGCCTCGGCGGCGTCCATTTTGGCGTATGCGTCCTCGATTTTCTGCGCCGCCGCGGCTGCCTGATCGGAGCCCTCGCCGTACTTTTCCACGGCCGTCTGATAGGCCGTGTACATGTCTGTGACGTTTTGTTTGGCGCTGTCATAGGCCGACGCCGCTTTTTCCACCGCCGCGGTGTCAATGGTCTTTTCCGAAGCCGCCCGCACGCTGTCCATGGCGTCCGCCACGTTCATCATGCCCCGCCGAAGGGACTGCACGGTGGTGCCGCTGTGCTGGGCTATAAAATCCCACTCTTGATAGCGCTCGGCGGAAATGCCCATTTTCTGGGATTCCTTGTCGATGGCGTCCCCCCGCTCCGCCGTCTGTTTGACGGTCTCGGCGATCCACTCCGCCAGTTTCTTGAATCCCTCGGCGGCCTGCCCCACGTTTCCGGTCAGCGCGCCGCCAATCAAATCGGCCACGCCGCCGATGGGTCCCTCGGCGTTGGCAAATGCCGTCGCCACGGTGCCGACGATCCCCGCAAAGAAGTCCAGCTTGTTGTCGGCCCGCTCGGCGTTTTCGCCGGTGTCCTCAATTTCGCGGTTGTATTCCTGCACGTCTCCGGAGGCGTTTGCCATGGACGTTCCCAGTATGCCGGCGCTGGCGTCAATCTCCTGAAACGCCCCGGTCACCGCGCTTTCAAGCTGCTGGCCCGCGCTTACCGCCTCGTCGATGGCGCTGGTATACTCCGAAGTGTCCAGGCGCATGGTCGCCTGAAGCGCAAACAGGTCTGTGGCCATCGTCTCACTCTCCCCTCAGCACGAGTCCCGACCGCCTGATAAAGTCCGCGGCGATCTCGTCTCCTGTTTTTTCGTCTCGTTTCGCTTGCCTGTCCTCGCTGAGCTCCGCCCAGCTTTTCGTCAGATACCGCCCGTTGCACAGCTTCGCCGTGTTCTCGGCGATGAACCGCAGCGCCTCGGCGACGTAGCTTTTATACAGCCTTTCCTCTGCCGCCTGGGCCGCGCAGTCGGCGACGTGTTCAATCAGGTAGCCGCTTCCGCAGGCCCGGAGGATTTCGACGTTGACGGTTCGGCAGTATCGAAAATACGCTGCACCGCCGATTTGAGCCATGACATAAAAAAACCGGTCACCTCGGGGCTGTTTAACAGCTCCTCCGCCCCCCGGATCAGGTCGGTGGACGGCATGGCCAGCGCCTCGGCGGGCTCCATGAACATCATCACGCCCAGCAGTTCCACCGTCTCCCGCGGGCACCGGCCCATGCTGGCGTCGTACAGGGCCGCCATGAACTCCGCGTTCCACCGCCCCCGCACCTTGGCGTCGGCGTCCTTGCCGGGGACCGGGCACCTCTCGTATATGCCCTTCAGGTCGATCAGGTTCAACCACGCCTCGGCCCTTTTGCGGACCTTGTTGGTCTGTGTCAGAAATTCCAGCGCCGTGCAGCTTGCAAGCGTCTTCATGAATACCTCCTGAAATGCCAAAAGAGCCGCCTACATGTACTCCATAGGCGGCTTTTGCGTTATGTACCGGTGTTGGTGGTGATGGTGGCGCTGCCCGCGCCGACGGCCTTGCTGTTGGCGTCCACGGCGGCCACGGTTATCTTGGTGTGCCCGCCGGTGGGCGTGATGTCGCTGCCGTTGGTCAGCGCGGTCCACCCGGTGGTCAGCGTGTCGCCCAGGCTCACGCTGGGCGCGGTGCTGGTGTCGGTCTTGTACACATAGGATTCATCGGAGGCCAGCGTGTAGCCGGTCACGGTGATCTTGGTGGCCCCCGACGCCGTGCCCGCGGTGGAGGCCACGGTCAGCTCGGCCAGCGCGTTGGGGCTGCCCTTGCAGATGTACACCTCATATGGCGGATCGTCCGGGTTCGCAAGGTCGTAGTGGCCGTGGTACTCAAACGAAAATTCGCCCTTGGCGTCCTTGTTGGTCTTCCACTGGAAGCCGTTCACGTTCAGCGCGTGCTTGACGTGTATGGCCAGGAATCCGGCGTACTGCTGGCCGTCGTTGCGGTTGGAGTAGTCGCCGATCACCCACACGTCCCTGAAATTCGCCGACGTCAGCTTGTGGGACGGTATAAAGTGGGTGGAGTCAGTGGACAAAAAGGCCCCCGCCCCCGCCAGCATCGCCACCAGCGCCGCCGTCACGGTCCGGAAACTGCCGGACAGCACCGGGTCATAGCTTTTGATGCGCTTCAACTGCCACGTGTTGGGCGGCACGTTGTCGATGTCCTCGCCGAAATCCTCATAGGTGGGGTTCGGGTTGAACGTTATGCCGCTGTTGGTCGCGCCCAGCACGTTGCCGACGGTGCGGGTGGACGGTTCGAAGCTGTCCACGATGACGCCCGCGTTCATCTGCACGGTCTCTACCAAATCAGTCGGGTATTTCGTATACTGCATATATCTCACCTCGCTTATATAATGGCCTGTATGGTCATGCTCAGGTAGGCGCATTTCAGCGTCGGGTCGCCGGCCATGTCGCGCATCTGGCAGAACTGGTCGCCCTTGTGGATGTACACGGCCCCGTCGCCCGCGGGCAGACTCACGCCCCCGCCGATGGCGGCCTCGATGGCGTCCACGATGGCGTTTATCCCGGCGTAAATGGTACTCCGGACCCACACCTCGGCGTAAAACGGCATCGCGGCGTCCCACCGGGGCCTGACAAGCTGATAGCTGATATAGGGCGGTTCAACCTTTACGGCGTTGCCCTCGGCGTCGTATACGTAGGTCGGCACGCCGCCGAT